ATTTTTTCATCATATATTGCTATCTTGGCTTGTACATCACCAGATACTAAACTTTGATCGCTGTGTGCTTTTGACAAAAATCCAAAGATACCCATTGAGGTGATCAGCATCAACATCAGCACCGCCGGCACTAGATACAGTTTCATCAACCATCTAGCACGTGACCAATATTCATGCAGCCACAAGGTCACCACTACCTTGGCCAGTTCTAGGACGGATCCCATGACCATGATGGGAATCACTGCTGCTGCAAATATAGCAGTCAAGCCAGCTATGCTGTAGTAAGCAGCAATCACACTTAGGCTCAAGGCCACAAATAGGGTAATAAGACTGAGAAACATAAGATTATTTACCGGGAGGTGCCACTGGAGTGACCGCATACTTTAAGGCTATCCAGGTGGCAAACTTTTCATCTGGCACTTCAAACCATATCATCTGCGGACCACGCACTGGTGAACTGGTCAACCGACGTTTTACACCCTGTTGACCGCGCCAATTTTTTCCATATAATTTATTGGCTTCGCGAATGATCTTGTACCAGACACGGAAATCATCAAGTTCCATGTATACACGGTGCATGGAAACAGATTCAGACAATCTTAGTCCTTGCTGCCTTGGGCGACAACATTGCCGTCATCATCACTTAGTTCTAAAGGACCTTCAAGAATGTAGTCAGTGTCATCGCATGACCAACCCAATTCTTCTAGGCCGTCAAAGTAATCTTCTTCCCATGCAGCTATGATTTCGTCTTGTTGTTCTTCGGTCATGTCCTCGGGCCAGTCCCACTCGGCCCAGCAACCATCGTCGAGACTCTCTAGTTCCCAGTCATAATCATCACTGCCAATTTCATAACCATCTGGATTCTCTAGATCAATTTCAGGCTGTTCGTCGCTTTCACAATAGAATGTGCCCCAACGATAACCTTCGGTACGGACAATTTCTTTACCGTCTTTGTACCAATGCTGTTTTTCAATCGCGCTTTTCTTGTGTTGTGTTTTTAGAGTCCACGTTGCCATGATTCGATCCTTGTTTAATTTGTCGCTGGCGTCGTTCCAGCATCTCAGCATATTGCTCGCTTGACAGTGCGTGACTGGCATCACATTTACCTTCGGGATTCAATGTTCTACCGCAGTCGCACATCACTTGCATTAGGTATCACGTTCCATTTCACATGCTTCGCGCACAAGGCTCAGGACCTCGTCCACACTACTGCACATGATTTTGGCACTGACGTAATCGCTTTTTTTATTGCGTCCGCCAATTTCAACCATGAAGCCGTTGTCATACATGTTGATAGTGAAGCTGTCATTCACCTTGACCAGTTTGTCGCCAATCTTACTTACTTTTTTTGCTGTTGCCACGATTCTCTCCAGATTAATCAATTTTGTTCATTTCGAATGCTTTGTGTATCTTGTGTTTGACCAAGGCGCTTCCCACACATACACCTTTACCACCGCATTGATCGATGCAGAATGCCGCAGCTATTCTTACAAGACGCTCCACAGCTTCAGCTTGATCTGGGGTGTATTTCAACCCTGCTTCTGATGCCATGCGTTCAATCAATGCGTTCATATCATGTCCAAAGACTGTCACGAACCCGAATCAAGCGAATCATCATTTCAGTATCTTCAGCTTCGTAGGCCGCTTCAATTTCTTGTAGTAGTGCATGAGACCGGTTGCTCATTGCTACAAGTTCAGGACTTTTATCTCCGCTGAAATTTAATTTGCCACCGTTAAGAACACGACTCAGTTCACAGTATTCACTCCAGCCACTGGCATCATGTGGATCAGGACGATTGCGATAGGTCACGGTCCACCATGTGTAAAGCTCTTTGATTTCCTTTGCACGAATAGCTTGACCAGTTGGCTTACCATGATTAGGATCAGTTTCTTCCACTCCCCAGTCTGTGCCCATGGTCAAGGTCATTGCCCAATCCAAATGGTCAATGCCAGCTTGTGGGCAACGCCATGTACGCCAGCGCCACCAACCTGTGGCCCAGAACGGAGCCTCGTATTTGGCACGGTCTTCTTTGCTGCCCCAGGCAATGTGACTCCAGGCTTGTTCTATTTCAACAAAATCAACCAACTCATTGAATAAGCAAGGCAAAAAGCGGTTGCCCACGTCACACCATTCACCCGGTTTAATATCCCGGGCATGAGCGGTAAGAGCATGAGTGCGAGTAACCCAACGGTTGTTAATGTAGTACTTGATATCATAGATTTTCCTCACAGGCCATGTTACAAAATCTTGTATATGACCAAGTCCTTCTTCGGCAATCCACCAACGGATAGGATAGTCGCGTTTGGCACGGTCAGTCCAATCGTCCCATTCTTCTGAGGTGCCCATTTTTAGTTTGGTAGTACCACGGATCCAATCTGCAAAAGGAGTGCAACTCCAGTAACGTACATGTTGCGCCATTTTACTTACCCAATAGTTCCATCATTGTGCGTACCTGAACGCGATCTTTTTCTTTTTCAATTTCAGGCAATTCATCATACGATTTATGTTGTGCCGCGTTATAGTCATCCTGGGGATTACGTTTCATCCATTCAATATGAATATACTCTGCTGCCTTTTCAATGTCATTGGGAAATTTCTTCACAGCCTGTTCAGCAGCAATGCCCGCTGCTAGATTTTCTTGTTGTGCTGTTGGGTGCAATTGATCAAAAGGCACATTGATATCTGCTTTTGGACCACCGTTTTTGCTTCGCTGCCTGGGTTCATTTTGTTCGTTGGGCGGCAGTGATCTACGCCATGCTTCGTGTGCTGCACTGGCAAATTGCTGCACAGCATTTTCTGCCAGAATAGCAGTTTCAACAATACTCATATATTCTTTAATCATTGATATTCCTTGTCCAGTTTTACATTGGTAAGACCTGCAATCACCTGGAAGTTATCCCAAGCATCTTTTGCGGCAGTATTTTTTTCCAGCTCACTGCTGGGCAATACAGCTTCCAACCAGATCTCTTGGCGACGAGTGGGACGAGCACCAAATTTGCGAGGCTGATGCATTTTGCCATCATCGTACAGCATGATACTTATACTACGGAATCGATCCTCGTCATCTTTACTGTGATAATCGTAATGGCCCCATTCAGGGTTGCTCAATCCGCCGTGGGTATAACCTCCCCAAATTCCCGCCCACTGACCATCATCATGTGGATCAAAATTTGTTCGGGTGATTAGAACCAACACATCTTCTGCGTCCACACGACCTTCCGCAATGTCAAGAACACAACGACTGTAGCTGAGTCCAATTTTCATTTAAATAATCCTTCAGTGCCCATGGCCAGATCCTCACGATGACGGTCCATGGCTTCTTGTAATGCCTGCTCGATAAACTGATTCAGTGTGATATCCATTTCATGTGCCAGTTTCATGTATTGAAACAATTCGTCGTCGGGCAAATCCACTGCCATTGACACTCGGGTATCATACTCTTGACCACTCACGATGGCCTGAGCTTTTTCCAACCAATCAGAATCCACGTCAAGATCTATGGGTTTGACATCGTCCCAGGCAAAATCACCCTGGCCACGTTCCTCAGTTTCTTTGCGATGCTTTTCCACAAACTTGGGGTTGATCAAGCGATAAGCTCGGTTGTGGGTGTAGTCACACACTTCAACTTCGTAGACCTTTTGGCTCTTGGTGCTGAACACAATATTGGCACTCCAGCCACCGGCGCCATGAACACCGTTCCAGGCACCAATTTGATAACTGTTGGGGCCGTAACATTTCCATCCATAATCATCGCCCTCGCCAATGCGATAGTTGATTGTTTCCATAAACTGCTGTATTGTGATCATAGTTTTTCTCCTGTTTAAAAATTCTAGCTACCAAAATATTTGATGACAGCATCCAGGTGGTGAATCATGATTTCGTTTCCACTGATATCTTCGGGATGCAACCAGTATCCGTCAGGATTGGCTTCTGTCTTGGGATTTTTCTTCCACTCCGAGAGTTCTTTCTTGAGATAATTTCTCTGTTCTTTAAGAGCAAGCACAGTGATTCGATCAGCAGCTTCACCGTCTAATGTAATGGGCCCAATTCTTTTGCTCATAGTTTTTCTCCTGTTTCAAATCCACGAAATCTCACAAATCTTGGAAATCTCAAACTGTAGGTTCCGTCTTGGTTTTGCGTGACTGCATCAGCTTCAACTTCAATGACGTTATCAAGCAAAGTATCGCGTGTGTCCCAAAACCGCTGGCGATCATCGTCACTAAAACCGCTACCAACATTGACTCTAATGTTTCTGTCATTGTCTGTTCCTTCACATATTATAGCACCCAAGCGGGCTTCATTGCGACCAGTTCCTTGCTCAAAACCCACGATATTGAGGTCAACAGTGATGGTGGGTTTCCATTTCATCCACGAGTCTGACCGCTTGCACTCGTAAGGTGCATCCAGATTCTTGATCATGATACCTTCAAATCCTTCAGCAACACACTCCTGTGCATAGCGATTCATCACGTCATGCCCTTCGGCTGTGTCCAAATCCACTTCAATACCACTCATTATTCGCAAACATGTGGTTTGATTGAAACGGCGCTGACATACTTTTTCCAACCATTCCAGCCGTTTGCGTTGTTGACTATTGCAATGCCCTTCTTTGAATTCATGCAAGGGCAAGAGATCAAACACATGATATACCATACCCGAAGTTTCAGCATCATGTTTACGATGTGCTTGACGCATCAGTTGCTGGAAACTTTCACCCACAATCTCACCATCCAACACAACGCCACCTGCTGGAATATTAAGTTGAGCATCTCCTATGGCTTCTGCTATCTGCGGAAAGTTCATGAACTCTTTGCCGTTGCGGCTGTATAACGTAACATTGTTTCTAGTGACCACTGCCAATACACGCACACCATCCAGCTTGACTTCCAGGCGCTTGATGCCTTTCATCTTGGCCGGACGATCAGTTGAGTCCTGTGCCAGTTGGCATGAAAACACCGGAATGCGATATTGTGTCTTGCTCAACACTTTGTTCAGAGTTTTTTCACTGATGCCGCAGCGAAGGTCTTTGGAGATCACTGGCGTACATACCAAGTTCCATTCGTCACTGTTAAATTGATCACGGATATCCAGCAGTTGATCTCTGGCTGCATAGCCAGTGTAGCTTCGGGTGCGTAGTGCTTCCAGCAGGCCCCAGAATCGAGGCCACGGATTGGCTCGGCCTGTGTGGCCTGGTTCGGCCGCAGGCAGTTGTTTGATGTAGTAGGTGTAGAAAGGATTGTAAGCCTGGTAGCAGTTGAACAAAAAAGCCTGTGCGTCGGCACTGCCCAGTTTTGAAGCCATCAGGGCTTTTTCTATAACTTTTTCCTTGTGAATGCGACTGTCAGATTCAGCAAGTTCTTTTATCCAACCTGATGACATGACACCCTCGTAACGCGGATCATTGGGGTTGTATTCATTCATTATTTACTTCTCTTGTTTCCGGGTCAATGCACACACAAATAAAAATTGATCGTAGGCTGCTTTCACAGTGGTGTTGGTCAGTAATTTATCTGCTTCCTGTTGCAAGGCTTGGACGCCTGCTTCGGCAATATCATGTGCGCTGGCTCCATTCAGCGTACACAGTTCGTCACCGAACTCTCGGGCCAGTTTCTTCCAGGCTCGTTGTTGAGCAGGTGTGATAGGAGTACGAGCTGGCCGCATTTCACTGGCCTTGTGCAAGGCCCGGCACATGGCATCTTCAGCCACACGACTGGCCGCAATCAAGGCTGCGTAATTGGGATCAATATTGTACTGGCGACTCTCTCCACCTGGATAGCACATCACAAGATGATTGCCTTTGGGAAAAGTATAATGATCGTCGTAGTTTTCGGCCACAGGCACATACCTGCGCCCGACTTTTTCGTATAAGATTTTTTTTACCATGAGCTGTTGTAGAACACTCGTAAGCCCAGAAACAATTCAGCCTTGGCGTCGCGGATGAATTTGAGATCGCGTTCGTAATACTCATCATCACTGTTGTGGCCAAAGAAGAATCCGCCGGTGGCAGGCAAGGTTTTTTCTCGCACGGCTTGTTCTAGTGCGTCAAGATCTTCCCAGGTGAGTTCTAGTTCGTCGCCGTTGAATTCACCCGAATTGCCTTTGCTCTCCCACAGCCGACGCATCCAGCCATGCAGGTTAGGATGCTTGCGCCAGTAAGCAATCTCACGTGGGTTTTCTGCTGCCGGTTTGGCCGCAGTGTATGCATACATGTCTAGTCCCATTATTCTTCAACTCCAAAATGTGATTCTAATCTGCTGACAATATCTGTGGACACAACATCAGCATCCCATTCATTCTTAAAAATTATGGATGGATGGTTCTGACATATTTTCATACATTCCGCCACAATCAACTCGGCGAACTTTTGTTCATCAAATACCCAAAACTCTCCAGAAGTTTCTGTCTTGGGAAAATGTTTTCTAGCCTGTTCAGCAAGTTGTCGAATTCGTTCGTTCATTCTTCAACTCCAATCCTTCTTGTCACCAAACGATTCGTTGTCGTTGAAGCCTGCGGTGTAGGCAGTGATTTCAGCAGCAGTCATGTCTTTCATTTCCACACGAGGTGTGGTGCTTGTGGCACCCTCAAAGTAGTGCGGATGATATCCACGACCGTAGTAACTGTCGGCACTGCCGCGATCATAGGGGCCACCATGCCGTGGGTCATATCGGGGTTGATTGGTGTGATTGCCGTTTACTGCGTCCATGTATGTTGCCATTTTAAACTCCTTAAACCGATTTACGAAAATAACTGTAGGGCAAGCCCATCAAGTAGCACAGGAACTCGTCGTCACCATTTGAACCTTCTGCTTCGTGGATCCACCGCAGGGCCATCTCACGATTATGAGCACCGCAGGCCATGATGCTCTGCACTCGCATCTCAAAGGCATGAGCAGCCTCGTGCTCGGCGATCTTGCGTTCTTGCTCGTTCCGGGCAATCAACTCCTGCAGATAGTTGAACTCAGCTTCAAAGGTAGCCTCGTCCCAGTTGGTGGTGTCAATACCGCGTGGGCGGAAGCCGTAGGCATCCTTGTGCATGTCCCAAAAGATGCTGTGTAGTTCTTCCCAGCGGGTCATTGTATCTTGCATGATGATTCCTTTTTGCTGTGTATGTGTGTATTATAGCAGAACGGTGATTTCTGGTCAACCGTTTTGCTTAATACGAACGTCTGTGTTCAGTGCAGGTGCATATTTTGCGATAAGTTCACGCTCTAACTTATGTGCAACATCTTTACCACGCACAATGTCAACTATTGTTGACACAATGCTGTCAGCACCTGCGGTACGAATTGCTTCGTACAAACGCCAAGACTTGTCTTCAGTGCGCGAGCGATAGATGTGCTTGTTCACACGACTACGCAGGCTCATGGGCACAGTGCGCTGAGTCTTGGCAGTAATGCCAATATACGTCTCAAAACCGATATGCAAAGCATACACGATATGAGTACGATCTACTCGCTTTTTACGGGTGACTTTTGTTGCTTCCATACATGTATTATAGCCGATCTAGCGATTTCGGTCAACCGTTTTGTCCTTAAAAAACAGCAATTTTGTGTGGGTTTTGAGCAACAGTTTGTGTGGGATTTTTACAACACAGAATATTATCGGAATATTATCTCGATATTATCTCAATATTATCTCGATATTATCTCAATATTATCTCGATATTATTGGAGATAATATTTAGGCTGAGCCATTGGTAAGTAATTCAATTATTATATTATCTTTGAATCTAGATAATCTAGTTTGAAATTGATAACAGTTTTCAGTTATCTCAGTTAAATCAGTACTCCACAACATGTTACCACGCAGAGTCTCTGCCCACCGAGATAACTGATCTTTTTCGTACTGAATATCCAAGGCGTGATTTCGTGGTTTTGCAACTTTGTAACGATTCCATTCGTTGAGCAATTCCCTTGCAGTTGCTTTGGGATCCGTCATGCCAATCTCCTTGTATTGTAATTATATATCAGTACCAGCTGACCAGTGCTCACAAAAATAGGCCCCGAAGGGCCTATTGTTTTTTGAAAAACTAGATTAGAAATTGTATTCTACGCCAGCGCCAAATTGTGTAACATCTGCTGCAGAACCTGCCACGTCAATGTTGCTCCAACGAGCATGCAAAGTCAATGCCTTGCTCATAGCATAAGCAGCACCTACTGCTTTGCCAGTGGTACCGTTATTGGTTTCACCGTAGCTGGCCAACAAACTCAATTGTGGGCTGACTGCTTGATTTACGCCAATGCTTTTGCCTGTGGTGCTGACACCAGCAACTTTGTCTTCACTGTACATGCCATACACGGTAGTCTTGCTTGTGGCCACGGTGTATTTTACACCACCAATGGTGCTGGTACTGGTACTACCGTTATCATACATTGCCACTGTGGCTGCAAGAGCGCCCATGCTGTAGTTGATGCTACCAGCTTGAACATTGGAAACGTTGGCAGTTTCGCTGTTGCTCAGTTGATAAGTTCCGGTCAAGCCCATCACAGGTGCTGTGGTTACGAAAATAGCATTTTGCACACGTGAACCTTGAGCAGCATGGATGCTGGGTGCAATGGTACCATAGGTATTTTCCATAACATCAAAGTTATCCAATGCACGAATCACGGCATGTTTGTCACGGCCTAGACCCACAGTACCTAACTTGTTGCTGAGGTTGAACAAAGTGGTACGGTCGCCCAAGGTGGTAGCACCTGGGGCATCAGCACCAACACCTGTTTCCACAATGGCAGCGGCTGCGAAGCCATTGCCTACATCGGCAGTGGCTCGAATTCCAATGCGGCTGGTGTCATTGGTCAGTCGGGTCAGTGCATCAGCAGTGCCCAATTTGTACGATTCTTCGTACACTCGAGCTTTACCATACACACTGACTTGAGGGGCAGATTGTGCCAAAACGGCCGAAGTGGCTGCTGCCAAGGCCAATACTGTTACTAATTTCTTCATGAAGTCTCCTTAAATTTTGAAGTAGCTAATTGTAGCATGATTGATATTGAAATGTCAACTGCCACAAAGTAATATTTAAGCTCTTATGCTCAGACTCAGGTATTTTCCCAGGATTTTGAGCGTTTATTACAGGTATTTGGCTCTAACAATCCGGTTGAACCGGAATTACTGCCGGTGACGGTGTGATTGGCGGATCTGCTGGTATATGATTGGCTGAGAACAATCCTGCAGATTGATACGAATCTTGATTACGAGCCTCGCGCATGGAACCAATCATGGCTTGTCCACCCACGATGGTGGTGTCTGCTACATCTTCTAAGAATTCAGCTGCTTGGCCAGAATCTGTTAACGCAGCATAAGATGGCAAGTTTTGCACGAACGACATCACACTCGATTGTTCTCCAGCAACAAGATTGAAATAATCAATACCAGCACGAGTTTGAAAGGCTTTTTCTGAACTCAGCGAACTGGCAATACTATTCCATGCAGTGTTCATTGTGGTGGTCTGTGTGGGCCACGCTGCAATTACGCTATCCAGGGCAGTATTGGCCAATGGTATCAAAGTTTGCAATGCCAAGTCGCCACCGTAGTATGGAAATGCATTGGCATAAGTTCCGGCGCCAGCACCTGCTGGTACTGTCACACTCACTGCAGGATTGCCATAGGTACTGTTACATACATTTTGTATTCGTTGATAAAGATCCAACAATGTGTTGTAACTGGCAGACCCCACAACAGCGGTCAATGCTGTGCTGGCAGTATTGAGATACGTAGCAAGGCCATTGTAATCAATTGCAGTCCCTAGCACATCATTCACAGTGATAGTTCCGTTGGGGCCAGTGCCATTGGCTATGCTGGTATCAAAGAATGTAGTCACTGATGCCGGTACCGGAGTAGTCAATGCTGTGATATCAGGCAATCCTGACATGTTGCTCTGTCCACCTAATGTGGTTGGCAACCAATAACTGGTATTGTTGATATCAACACCAGCAGGAACATCTTGTTGTGCTCGATAAAACTCTGGACAAGTATTACCATTGGCCACCAAATCATTGGCCAGATAAGGCTGAGTCGGATCCCAGGGACGATCAACATATCCTTTTACAGCTTCGGCCAGTGCCGGCAAATCAGTGGCTGCTATGTTGGGTATTTGCTGAAATGCCACTTGTATAGCCTTGTTGGCCACTGCATCGCCCGGCGGTATGATTTTTCCCAACTCATCACAACCCGATGCAGTGGGCAAATAAGAATTGACTATGGGCTGCACTGAAGAATTCAAACTGCCATTGGCATTGAACACCGGCACCGGTCCTGTGGGACTGGGAGTCTGCAAAGTAAGATAACTCAACGGAAATATTTTTTTAGGATCTAACAAATCACTTAGTGAATTGATATCGGGCGTGGTCACATCCAATATACTCAATATCTGCACAAGGTCATCGCCTGACACCATGGTCATGGCATTGTATGCTTGCAGTTGCAGCTGATCAAATTCATTGTTGGTAATACCGTCAGGATTGAACAGCCCAATACGATTGTTGCTCACAAGATTTTGAATATCTGTGGCAGTCAACCCCACTGCAGTCAATGCATTTTGTACAGCTGGCACCACAGCATTGCCAATTCCAGCCACGGCACTGATCTGTTGGAGTAGGCCAGCTGGTGTGCCATACAGTTCTAAATTGTTCAAATTGGTCAATTGCCCTTGCCGGGCCAGGTCTGTTCCAAACGCACTCAGACCTGAATTAACTGTGGCAATGTCAGCTGTGGTCAAACTGTCCATGTTACTGAAGCTGGGACCAAGATATGTTGGAGCATTGACTGCGGTATTGATATAGCTGTTGGTTGTACTGATGAATGCTTGTATGGCCATGAACCCTTGACAAAATCTACCACTGTCGCCGTAGCCCAAATAGTAGTTGGCTGTTTGCGAAACCAATCCGGTCAGCCCTGCAGGATTGGCCACCGGAGTTAGTGTGGTGTATGCTGCTGGTATGCTGTTGCCCAGGGCGGCACATCCTGTTCCTGTTCCGCGTATGGTTTCAAGACTGGTCAGTGTGGCAACCGAACACCAGACAGTGCCTGCCGCTGTGTTGATGGCACTGTTGATCGCTGAGGTTGTACTGAACGAATTGTACAGTGATATTGCAGCAGCCAATGCTGTGGGCAATGCTTTCAGTCCTTGTTTGTTAAGCAAAGCAGCTGATGCTGTCAGTTGCAGCGGTGTTAAGATGCTGGTGGCCATGTTAACCAATCTTTACATTTTTGCTGCCACCAGTTCTGGCATGTCCGCAGGTGTCTGCATTGCCGGTCACGTTGATCGGGCGGCCGCCGGCTTTGACACTGCCAACACCACCAGCTGTGACAGGAACATGCACAGGTTTTGAACTATGAGGACTAACTGGGCTGCCATCCACAGACACAGCACAATTATTGATTCGCACAGAATTGACTCCACTGGTAATTGTTCCTCCGGCGGAATCACTGTCTCCTACACGTTGAGCTGCTGGCATTTTATCCTAGTATGATTTTCTTGTCTGGCACTTTGATACCTGTGGTTGCTTCAATGTACTTCATTTTGACTGGATCATCAGTCAGTGCATAAAGACTTATACTGGCAGTATTTAGTCGTAGTTTTTCGTCAGGATCTGCAGTGAACAAACTGGGCACAAGTCCCATGCCTTGTGGACCGGGCGCCACACTCACTGGGTGCTCAATGCTGATCCAGTCATCTGAAGATGTGTCTGACACCTTGGCAATGAGTTCTTCTCCTGAGTTCAATTTAAAGGTATAGACTTGACCGGTGCTGATAGATAATTTCATTTTGTACTTTCTGTAGTAAGATGTGTTCTAAGTTCATTGAACCCTCCCACTAGTTCTTCATTCAAGAAGATCTGTGGCACTGTGCGAGCCGTTGGTACTGCTTCTAATAGTTGTTCACGTGTCCAATCTTGGCTCACGTTGCGTTCTTCAAATTCAATGTTGCGTGATTTCAACAATGCTTTGGCTTGATCGCAGTAAGGGCATTGGTCCTTGGACCATACTATTGCTTTCATATTTTCCTTAAAGGTTGGGTAATTGATCGTAATCAATACTGTCACTCATGACTCCGATAACATAGTTAGTTGATTCGTTCTCTTGCAGTGCAGTTTGTTTCTTGCTGGTGTCTACATGTTTGTTGAACCACGGAAT